ATTCTTTGGCTATTTGTGGGTCAAAGACAGAGTAGATAACTCCACCACCGTCACGAATAAAGTTGAGCATGAGTTCATATAAATTACTACGTTCCTCACGTTCATCATTGATGTCCCAGACGCCCTCAATCAGCTTTTCGATATTAGCCGTATCCGATTGTTCCTGCTTGGACGGCTCAAATCCGAAAGCGTGCCAGCGGGTCTTATTGGCAAGCATAATACCTACAGCCAGGTCAACCGTGTTGGTGTAGGTAGGGTCATTATATTTAGTTTCGTCAGCGCGGGTATTGCCGGAGTAATGGTTATTGTTATAAAGATTACGCCATTTCTCTATGTTAGTTTTCCAATCCCTAACATAGGATTTAGCTCGCATGACACGACTAAAGATTTCTTGTACGTCTTTTTGATTGATTTCCATTAAGTTCGAAGCTCCCAGGGTAGGTCTCGCTGTTCATCTTCTGTCACTCTGGAGAAGGGGGACTTGATTATCAGGGGTATGGATGTATCCACACCACCCCCCTGTACTGCTCCATGACAGGCCATTGCCAACGCAACTGCACCATCAATGTGGTGCCTTGCTGAAACTTTGTTTTTTACTATACGGAAACCTCGTGAGCTTGCCTCAGCCACAGCCATTTGAATGTGTTTTCTGAGAGTCTCATCGGGGTACGCCTGCATATTTTTATTCTTAAATAAATCATAAAGCAACTGCGATGCTTCCAACATGCCGGAGCCGGACTGTGCGAATGGGTATACGGGAAGTCCCTCTCGCTCCAAGCGCAACATTGTCTGCATTAGGTGCGTCGGGTCATACACAATCTGTGTGACCTTGTATATATTATAAAGTTTTCTCAGCTCAGTTTCCACTGTCGCATCCAGGTCAACTTGGTCATCCTTTGCAGGTGTCCAAATACGGTGGAAAACTATGCCTACTTTACCTGTATGGGCATCATAGGCCACACCCACCAGGGCAGTACTATCACGCTTAATACCGGCATCTACCCCAATAATTATGGGGTATCGGGCATATGGATGGTCTTTCCAGATGTCAGCAGTAGCATGAAAATGTGCAGCGGCTGCGTCCCACCAGGCAACAGGAAGTGGAGAAGCAGCCGGGTACGCAATGGCTCAACAGTCTGACCAGAACCGTATGCGCCTGGAACAGCCTATCAAGCACATTGAATTGTTACTTACATCCTGGGCACGCAAGACCCTCAATCTCCTGTCAACTTTTGGAGCCGGTGCCAGTATTTGTGTGTATGGTCATCGCCAGGGTCAGGACTATAAGGAATATGTGGAAATAGATGGTTTGAAGGGCTATGCTATCAAGTCAGAGATTCGTCCCCATTTCCCTGCTGAACAGGCCCGTAAAACAGCTATGGCTACTCAAGTTAAAGGCATCCTCTCCAACTACACGATTATGGAAAAGTATTTGGATATTGAACAGCCAGAAGACGAGCAGGACAGGCAGATGATTGAAGCCGCCAGTATGCATCCTCTCCTGATTCAATATGCTATTACTACAGAACTCACGGAACGTGCTAAGGCTGGAGATGAAATTGCAGCTCAGGTTTTGATTTCAATGCAACAGCAGGGCACGCCTGGTGAACCCGGAAGACCTGGTGAACCTAACAAGCCAGAGCAGCCAATGGGATTGGCTTCATCTACTGGACAGGCTACTCCACAAGAACAGGGTCGCCAGCCAGCCGGACAGTCAGAAATGGCTCAACAAAGTAAAGCTGGAAATCAGCAGTCAGGATATACAAGCTAATGGCCCAATATGGAAAAGTTGTAGAAAAGCTGAAATGGGCAAGTGGCAAGGCAATGGAAAAGACACGTTCCGTCGCAGGCAAGACCAACGACTCTGACCTACAGCTCTATGACCAACTAACCCCTGATTCCTTCGAGGCAATCAAGAAAGCCTACGGAGAAGACTCATTATTTCGTTACATTAAATATATGGAAAGCAAGAAAGTGAGGACAAATGCCAACTCCTAGAGACGATTATCAACCATCACCCTATCAATCCCCAGCAGGGCCGGAAGCACCACGAGCACCTTATACGCCCGGCCCAGTTGTGCCTACTCCCCCAGTGGGGCCAGAAAATCGTAGTGGTACTACACCTCCGGTTACTTACACCCCATCAGCACCTTCATGGTACGTAAATGCGGCAGACCCAACAGACCAATATAGCTCCTTCTTGAACGCCCTGTTGCCATTCATGTCACCCGAGGATGCACGTCAGGCTGCCAGTAAATTGGCTAATGTGTCTACATATAGTAGCTATGCAACAGCCGATGCCTTCCCTGCGGCCCCTACTCAGATTACGCCTCAAATGAGTGCACAGTATTTATCATCTGACCGGGCTACAAATATCATGGATGCTATACAAAACATGGCAAAATTAACTGGCAAGTCAGATGCCGATTTAGGGCAAGGCTACCAGTACCTTAAGAACATCACCTCAACCATGCAACGTTTGGGTGGCAAGAACGGACAGCAAATGTCCAGAGCTGCCAAAAAGGAATTGTATGGTGCAGTTCAGGGATTCAAGCAGCAAGCCTCAGATAACTATGATTTGGCCCCCTATGCTTCCCTGGCGGACTACATTACAAACCCCGGCTTCTCTGCTGGGCCACTATCTAATGTAAAGAATGACCAGTACGGAAATATGAAATACGCAAGTCAAAATAAAAAACTATACGGATAAGGATACACATGCCAATACCTGTTTGGAGACAACGTGAAAACGCAAGGCTTAAGAAAGTTCTATCGCGGGCAAGAGGCTCGGATGTCTCATCTGCTGACGTGCAGAATTGGCTTACCTCTACTAATATTTATGCAAAGGTAGAGCGTGGAGACCAACTCACTGAGGGAGAAAAACGAGCACTTCAACTTCGAATCGCCAAGGGTGAGGCTCCGCAGGGAGTATTATCTAAATTAGGGATGGGAGCACAGGAGCCAACAAAGGCTCCTACTAGCTATCCCGGCTTATCTGATGAAGATAAAGCATTGGCAAATTATGCCAATACCCCAACAGCAGGCAGCCCTGGATATGTTCCACCCAAGCAAGCTGAATTCTGGCAAACCCAGGAATTCAAAGACATGGTTACTTCGGTTGTTTCCGGTAAAGCCCAGGCCGATAATGGTGCCATGCGTGGTCGTGGATATGTCCCTCCTAAGAACCCTGCCAAGAATCAGTCCTTCATATTGAAATCAATAGAAGAAAAACTGAATGCCCAGCAAACCGCCCGAGCTGAAAACGATGTCATGCGGAATCGCGGATACGCCGCACCTTCTGAAACGAATGCAGAATACAATCAACCAGAACGCAGACGCATTGCAGAAATTGATGCCCTCTTAGCTGCGGGTGGTACATCCACACGTCAAAATCCAAAAGGTAAAGACCTGCTCCTGGCCGAAAAGAAAAAGCTGGAAGACAAGATTGCTGTGGATACCAAAGAAGTCAAAGCCGTATTCATCGGCGGAGCTTCCAACCCTGACGACAAATACTACACTGAGCCTACGCCATTCGTTAGGGGCAATGGGGAAGACGAAATTAAGCTCGCTAAGGAAGCATACGAGCGTGAGCCTACCATTCAAAATTGGTGGGCTAAATTCGTTGTTATATCCCAACATAAGCTGGATTCATTAATGTATACAGGCATCACAGATGAAAGTCTGGTAATCGGTGGGCCGTCAGAAGAAGAAGCTGTCTATGATGCCGAAGATAAGGGTAACTTCATCCGTGTTGCCATCCCTGGAGCTGTTTATTTAAAGGACGTTATCGACGGTGCCTTTACCTATCTGGACTACACTACCAAGTTGGCTGGACAGGAAGCTAAGGATGAGGCAAACAGACTGATTGAAGAATCCAAGACTACTACTGACCCTCGCAGAAAGATTTCCCTGGTGGCTAAAGCCAGCGAACTTATGAGAAGTGCAGAGAGTGGAGTATCTGTTCGAGATTCCAAGATGGCTAAGATAGAACAGTCATACCAGATACTGAGAGACCAATTCGAACAGGCTATGGGTAAGAGCAAGGAACTTGCATCTACCGGAACCCCCTCTTACATACCCGTGCTTCCTGACGAAGTAAAGCGTCAGCAATATGCTACCCGTGCGGCTGAGTTACAAGATAAATCAGTAGCCCAATATGATTTGGCTATGAAGACAGAAGACCCTGAGAAGAAGCAATACTACTACAATCAGGCGATTGACCTTCAAGTTGAGTCCATTGAAGCCCGCCGCCATACAGGTGTTCATGATGCCTACGGTGCTCCCTCCTGGGTACAAGAACCAGAACGCTATGAAGCATTTATCAAGGCTGCGGCAGTTATTGAACTGTCATCTGGTGAGCAGATGTCAACTCTGGAAGTCCGCCGCTTGAAGGACATGTATGCAAATATGTGGACAGAAGCCTCCTTTCAAATGACCTTCGATGTCACCAATCTTCCCGTACTCTCTGCGGTTTCTGGCCTGGTAACAAACACCGCGTGGTTTACTAAGTATGTGTTGAGGCCGCTGACTGTATCCAAAGAGTTCATGAAGGGAGTGTCTGCGGACACCCCAGTTCTGAGCTGGGTGACACGGCAAATGGTTAAGTCTACAGCGGATAGTAAGATTGTCCCTGTAGTTGCCGACAACTTTGCACGCATTGAGAAGGCATATAATGGAAACACCGAGCAATTTATAGCTGATATTCCCAAAATACAATCCTTTGCAGAGTTCTCCAAGACCGTACCCCCCGAAGAGGCGGCACGGCTATTTGACTTGGCTAAGACCGGCGACAAAGCAATCCTCGGGCTGTCAAACATTACCTACAATGATTTCAAGGCGATTACCGACTTGGATATTTCAGGTCTTACCTG